AGAATATGATCGTTATTCCCTCTGGCGGTATTACGCGCAGACCGGGCACAGAGTTTCTGGGCGAGGTAAAGAGCAGCAGCGTAAAAACGCGGTTGTTTCCATTTCAGTTCAAGTCTTCTGACACGTATATTCTTGAGTTTGGCAATCAAATTATGCGCGTGTATCGCAATAGCGCGCAGGTTCTGGATGCGTCAGCTAAGGCAATAACAGCAGTTACGCAAGCCAACCCCGGCGTTATTACCAGCGCTGGGCATACGCTAAGCAATGGCGATGAGGTGTTTGTTACTGGCGTAGTTGGTATGACAGAGCTAAATGGACGTAACTATCTCGTTGCAAACTCCACAACGAATACATTTACGCTGACCGATTTGTTCGGCAATGCCATAGATACAACGTCATTTACTGCGTATACATCTGGCGGCACAGCAACAGAAATCTTTGAGATTGCCACGCCGTATGCAGAAGCAGATCTGTTTAACATACGCTTTGTGCAGTCTGCGGATACAATGTATTTGGTGCATCCAAGCTATGATGTGCGTAAGCTGACGCGCACAGATCACAATGCATGGAAGTTTTCCACACCAATCTTTCAGGGCCCACTTGAGGCGGCTAAGAAGATTACAGCAATTACTAAGGCTAATCCCGGCGTTCTGACGGTAACAGCGCATGGCTATAGCAATGGCGATGAGATTGCGCTGTCTAGTATTCAAGGAATGACAGAGATTAACGCAGCTAATTACCGGGTTGCGAATGTTACGACTAACACATTTACGCTGCAAGATGAAGCTGGCGATGATGTAAACACAACGTCATTTACTACGTTTGATCCCGGCGGCGGTGCCGAGCAAGTAATTACCGGCGCTACGCAGGCCAACCCTTGTGTAATTACAAGCAATGATCACGCGTTCTTTGATGGCGATACGATATACATCCAAAGCGTAGTGGGCATGACAGAGCTTAATGGCAATCACTACATTGTTGATGGCGCTACAACCAACACGTTTAAGATAAAGACATTGGCGGGTGTTGACGTAGACAGCACGGGCTTTACGGCTTATACATCTGGCGGCACTGCAGAGCTTACGCTGTCGAGCGTGCAAGAGATCAATCCAGTTACGCAGCCTTTATCTGGTGCCAATAACCGGCCAAGCGTTGTGACGTTCTTTGAGCAGCGTCTTGTTTTTGGCAATACGAATGAAAGCCCGCAAACGCTGTGGTTTAGTAAAAACGCGGATTACCAGAACTTTGACACGGGTACGGCAGCGGATGACGCGCTGATCTATACGATTGCCAGCAATCAGGTAAACGACATTCGTTACTTGTCTTCTACGCGGGTAATGACGATTGGCACATCTGGCGGTGAATATGTGTTGTCATCAACGAGTGACGGGCCGATTACGCCTACCACTACGCTGATCAGAAAATACAGCAACTATGGGTCTGGCAATGTAGAGCCGGTGCAGGTTGCGGATGTTACGCTGTTCTTGCAGCGCGGTGATCGGAAGGTGCGTGAGTTCAAGTATGCCGGCGATGTAGATGTAAACGCCTACGCTGCGCCTGACATGACGATCTTGGCCGAGCATATCACCAAGGGTGGCTTAACGCAGTTTGCTTATCAGCAAGAGCCCGACAGTATTGTGTGGGCATTGCGCGCTGATGGCACGCTTCTAGGCTTGAGCTATCGCAGGGAAGAGCAGATCGTTGCATGGCACAAGCATGTAGTGGGCGGTGTGTTTGACAGCGGTCAGGCCGTTGTAGAAAGCATTACGACATTGCCGACAGAGGTTGGCGAGGATGAGCTTTACATGGTTGTGAAGCGCACGATTAACAGCGTTACGAAAAGATATGTTGAGCGTATGAAGACGTTTGACTTTGGCAGCGTTACGACTGGCGCATTCTTTGTTGATAGCGGTTTAGCGTATAGCGGCGCGGCAACAACTACGCTGAGCGGATTGTATCATCTGGAAGGCGAAACGCTGACGGTAATTGCCAACGGCGCTGCGCATCCTGATGTAACTGTATCGGGCGGCAGCATTACGCTAAACTATAGCTCCACAACTGCAGCTATTGGCTTTGGCTATACCAGCAATATGCAAACAATGCGTATTGAAAGCGGATCTGCTGACGGTACAAGCCAAGGCAAGCCAAAGCGTGTGCATGGATTGACTGCGCGTTTCTTTGAAACTGTCGGCGCTGAGATCGGCAATAGCTCTAACGAAACTGATCGGATACCATTTCGCAGCAGTGCAGATGACATGGACGAGGGTTTGCCGTTATTTACCGGCGATAAGAAGATTGAGTTTCCCGGTGGCTTTGACAATGATGATCGTTTGTATGTAAGGCAAAATCAAGCGCTGCCATTAACAGTGCTTGCATTGTTCCCACGTATGAATACGTTTGATATATGAGGCTAGATAGATGAGTATATTCTCTGCCATATCTTTAGGCATGACGTTCTTAGGTGGCGTTCAGCAGCGCAACTCTGCCAATGCTGCAGCCCGCAGGGCGCAAGAAGCTGCTGATTTTAATGCTAGCCTGATCGAGCGTGACATAGATCTGCTGGGCAGGCAGAGAGATATTATCAACGCTAACTTTTTAGTTGAGCAAGATCGGGCGCGGGATGCGTTTGAGGATGAGGTGCAGGGCGGTGTGCGCTCTGGGTTTTCTTACGGTGGCTTTGATCTAAGCAGCGGCACGCCAATGGATGTGTTGCGCGATAATGCTAGAGAGTTTGACTACACGCAAAAAGTTGCGCGGTTTAACAACAGCATTACGAATATGCAGATTAGCGATGCGCAGGAAGAAGCTGAGCTAAATGCGCAGCTTGCTCGGATGGAAGGCAGATCGCAGGCTGCTGGTCTTAGAGCGCAGGGCACGCGCAGCTTGATTAATAGCTTGGGAACAGCATCACAGGATATTTATGCTGCTGGCGGGTTGAAGGGGATCTTTGGATGAGAATACCAGTTTATCGTAGTGAGATTGCCGCAACCAGCGAAGCCCCCGGCAGAAGCATTGGAGCGCGTATGCGCGGCAGTGTTTTGGCTCAGGCAGAGTTACAGAAGGGCGAAGTGCTTGGTGAGGTGCTTGGTCAGGTCGGTGCTTATGCTAAGATGCGTTACAAGGTGGCAGAAGAGACTAAGCTAAACGAGGGCTTGCTTGCTGCGACAGAAGGCTTGAACGTGGCGGCAAGAGACTTTGCGCGCTCGGATCAGCCTTACAATGTATTAGATGGCGAGAACCCTCTATGGAATGAGGAAAGCCAAGGCATCCGCGACAAGGTGCTAGAGGCTCTGGGCCCGAATAGATTTACCCGCAGAGCGTTTGAAGAGCGCTTTGGGCAGATGGAGCTTGATGCTCGGTTTAAACTGCGCGGCGTGCTGGACAGGAAGATTGATGCGGCCAATCAAGCTGCGCTTGCTTCTCGGCAGTCTGGTGTTGTTCAACTGCTGTCTGATCCTGATGCAACAAGGGAAGACTATGACAATGCGCTGACGGGCGTTGCTATTGATCAGGGGCGGCTGGTTAAGGCAGGTGCAGCAAACGCTGGCGTTGTAAAGCTTAGCAATCTCGAGATGAAGACTGACATTGCCGAGAATGTTGTTGGCTCATATGTGGGTGCCGATCCGATTAGAGTTCTGAACCTGATCGGCGCGCTAGAGCAGATCGATGCTGGTGAGCTTGATCCAGACAAGACTGGTGACTTGCCGAATGGCGGTTATCCGCTTTACACGCTGCAAAACCTGCCGAGAGATGATGCTGTTGCGGTGCTGGACAATGCGCTGAAGGTTGCAACGCGCTTTGCCAATGCAGAGGAAAAGCTAGAGAAAAAGTTAGAAGATTACAGAAACTTTGCCATAGGTCAGGCTGCAAACAGATTTACATATTTCGCTGCAGCATTTGAGCCCGGTCAAAGAGTTAAAGCTATTGAAATTACCCGTTACATCCCAGATTTAAAAGATAAGTTTCCAGACCCAGATGCAGAAATTTTAGCATCAACAGCGGCTGAAGAAATGAAAGCGTTCTTGTATGCCAACAATGCTGTAACGCCTACGATGCAGGCCAACTTTGACAAGTACGAAGACGAGCCAGCGTTGCGATTTGCAACGACAAGTAATGAAACGGTTTATGAAAACTTGTTTGTTAAGAAAGATCTTGGCGAACTAACGGCTGTGGAAGTGCAAGAAAACAGAGCTTTGCTAACAAGGGCTGACTTTAAGTTTTTCATGGACGCAGTTGCGACAGAAGAAGATGATGCTTTGGTTACAGTTAAGCGGATTGCCAAGGCTACGTTTCAGTATGATGAGCTTAGCGCTGGTGATCCAGAACTTGGCCGAGCATCAAAGGCTGCGTATTATGCTGTGGTGCAAGAGCTTGAGACAATGGTTGCTGAGCGCCGGTTTTCGCCTGACGCTAGAATGACACCGCAAGAAATTAATGTTGCAGCCAAAGATCTAATTGCAGGCCAGAAAGAGTTTTTTGCAGTACAGCTTAGATTAGACTATGATGCTTATCTTAAACGTATTCAAACAAAATATTCCTCATATGGCTTAGAATTTGATTTATTAAATCCTCTGGAAAGCTTAGCCGAATGGTGGGGCAGTCTTTCTGAGGGAGAGCAAAACGCGGTAAGTGACCGTAGTTACAGTGATGTAGAAAATACATTGCAGAGTGAATACATAAACAAAGGGGTTCTTAACTAATGGCTGACCTCCTCCAAATGGACACCGACGAAGAGATTGACAAGTACGATGAGGCTACGCTGATCGCCAGCAATCCCCCGCCCTTGGCAACGACAAAGAACAAGATGGCTGTGTACAATCCTTTGAACGGGCGCAATGACGTTTTGGTGCCGTTGTCTCTCGGCGGCTATGTCAAGCTTGGCGAAGAGCCTGTGGATCGATTGGCAGAGGTGCGTGATTACGCAGACACGCTTCAACAAAAAAAGCAGCTGTTTGACATGGCTGATTATGAGGCGGCTGGGTTTACGCAGAAAGAAGTAGAAGACGCAGGTGTAATTCCGCAAGGGCAAGAGCCCAGCCCACGCACAGAACCGTTGCGCGAAGGCGAGGAACTGCGTATGCGCCGTGCGGGCGCTGAAATGGTAAAGCCAGATGATCCAACAATGCGTAAAGATCTTACGCGTTTAACCTTTGAAAACACTGAAGGTGATTTGCGCCAGATCTTTGAGGTGCTTGGGATTGATAGATCTACTGCGCGCAAGATGGCAGAGGGCTTGTGGGGCAATCCAGAAAGCACACGCGATCTAGGCTTGGGCATTGCTGATTTTACACCGGCAGGTTTGTTCTTTGGTGCGCAGGAAGGCATGAGAACTTTCGAGCGCGGTAGAAATACTGGCGATCCATTAACGATTGGCATGGGCGCATTAGAGGCAGGCCTGTCTTTTCTTGAGGCTCTTCCGCTGACTACGGCGGGTGCTAAGGCCTTGAAGGCGTCAATGCCTGCTATACGCAATGCTTTGACTGAGCTTGGCAGAAGAATGAACCAGCCCGGTGATATGCCAACAACTAGCTCGTTTGGCGTTGGCTCGATTGATGATGCAGTTAAGCAAGCAAAGCAGGCAGTGCTTGATAATCCGGGCGATGAAGAATTGCTTGGTGAATACACGCGTTTGTTGAAAGAAAGATCTGATGTTAAAGATGCCTCTGCCGTTGCCCGCGCTGCTGCTCGCGGGGATGTTGCTGTAGCTGAACCGCCTACAGAAACAGAACCGGGGATCATTGCTTTTCACGGCTCTGGCGCTGACTTTGATCAATTTAAGCTAGATAAAATTAACACTGGCGAAGGTGCGCAAGCATTTGGGTATGGGCTTTATTTCACTGACAGCGAAAACATTGCTGAGTTTTATAAATCAGCGGTAAGGCAGGCCAAGGATTTAAGAGAAGGCTATGATGTTACATACAAAGGCAAGCCGTTTATAAATCTAGGAGACACGCCAGAGGCAGAGGCGCAGGGCTATGAATATTCATCTATCAATAAAATAATTGACAACCTTAATAAAGTTACAACCGTAGAAACCAAGCAGTTGCCACAGCCTCAGTTAATACAGTTGGCTAAAGACAGGGCTATTAAAGACACAGAACGCGAAATTGAGATAACTAAACTGACATATCCAACTACAGATATAGTTGAAGGTAGTGGCTTTGATGAAATTTCTCAAATTATATTGGATAGCTTAAATGATGAGCTTGACGCATTAAAAGCTATAGATGCAAACGATTTATCATTCTCTACGGGAAAAACTTATCAAGTTGGTTTAGATGTAAAGCCAGACGAATTGCTTGATTACGATAAGCCTTTTGATGAGCAAACCCCCTTTGTTCAAAGAGCGATTGCCAAAGTTTTAAATGAAATCACAATAGATGATGCATTCAATCTTGGCGTAGATCTGTTTTCGCCACCTTATAATGGCAATACAGAGATGGCTATTAGAGATGCGCAAAAGTTAATGTTGGATAATTTTACAGCCGTTCGTTTTTTAAATGATTGGTCTGTTTTGCGTGGAGTTGAAAACTCTGGCGAAGAATTGCTTGAGAAGCACGGCGTTAAAGGCATTAAGTACAAAGCAAATAGAGGGCCGGGTTCAAGAAATGTTCCAGAGACAGGATCTGATAACTATGTTATTTTCGATGACAAGTTGATAAGCATAATGAAGAAATACGGCATAGTCGGCCCCGTTGCAGTCAGCGCAATGACATCTCAAAAGCAAGAAGAGATATAGCGCAATAAATAGTTAAACGTAGATGAAATTTTTGCGACTGAATAAATAACTTTCTCAGTTGACTTAAATCTGCTACAAGGACGATATAATGGGGCGCATATGCGCCCTTTTGCGTTTGTGAGGTAATATGGCAATAGATCCAGCACAACTTGCTGAAGAGCAGGAACAGCGGCAGCGCATCCAAGTTGCGGGCGCTCCGACTGAATTTGCTGTAGGGCCAGAGCGTGAAGGCGTGGAGCTTGCGGGTGGTGGCACCCGTGCGCTGTTGGAAGTTCTTGACAAGATGTCTACCAGCGTTCAGCAACCTATCTCTCCAACGCAAGTGCCTGCCGCAAGACGCCAGCCTGCTATGCCAGCGCGTGTACCTACGCCGCAAGAGCGCGGGCTTGTACCTGACGATGGCACATATTCTCAGCGTGCAACGCAGAAGGCGCTAGCCCCACAGGTTCTTAGCCCGGAAGGCGTGGCAGAATTTGAGCGGCGTGGATTTCAAGCGCAGCCTGATGAAACAGAGCAGATCTTAGCGGGTGCGCAAGAAGCGATTAGCAAAGAAGCTGACGAAGCAGAAGCATTGGCAGTTGATGTCAATGACATGGCAAATAAATCTCTGACCGCAGAGGCGCGTGGGTTTAAGCCAGAAACTGGTGTAGTTGATGAGGCTGTCGCAGATCGATTAGAAGAAATGCTGACAAGCCAAGAGGCTGGCATTAAAACGCTGCAAGAGGGCGGTGACTTTAACTTTGATTACATGAACACGACTGATGACGTAAAGGCTACGATCACAGCGCTGTCTGAGATTTACAAGGATGAGACTGTTGCGCGCAAGCGTGGCTATCTGTCAAATGAGGCCACTATTGATTTGGCGGCAAAACAGTTGGTAGACCAAGTAGGTTTTACTAAAAAATTGTTGCAGCGTAAAATTGGCGATGGCTCATTAAATGCAGAACAATTAGTTGCGGCGCGTGAGCTATTGGTGCGCAGCGCTGACAAGCTGGAAACTTTAGCGACAAAAATAAAATCTGGATTGGGCTCTGATGCAGATCGGTTGGCATTTCGCAGGCAACTATCAATACATGCTGGCATACAGTTACAGTTGAAAGGGGCACAAACAGAGGCAGCGCGTGCATTGCAGTCTTTCCAGATTAAGGTAGGCGGCGAAGAAAGCGCAGTGCGTCAGGCACAAGAGGCCAAGCGATTGCTGCAGGAAAGCGGCGGTGGAGATCTTGTTGACGTTATGGCAACCCGGTTCCTGCAGGATCTAAACGCAAATGGTATGCGCGGTGCGAATGAGTTTGCGCGTGGCGGTTGGAAAGCCAAAACACGGCAGATGATTTCTGAAGCTTACTTGGCTGGTCTTCTTAGCAACCCTTCTACGCAAATTAAAAACATTGTCGGCTCTGCAGCATTCATGGCATATCAACTGCCTGCTGAGATGATTGCAGGAATGTATGGATCTGTAGTTCGTAAGGGCAGAACAGTTCTTGGAACAGATGCATATCCAATCAGTGACGATCAGGTTTACGCTGATGATGCGCTGCTGCGGTTTAAAGGCTGGATGGATAGCTACAAGGATGCGTTAAAAGCTGGATCTATCGCATGGCGCACAGAGGTGCCTGCCAGTGAGGCCAGCAAGCTAGACGTTGAGCAGTACACATCGATTGCCGGTGAAAGCGACAGCCCTTTAGCTAAAGCTACGACAGAGCTTGGTAAGCGTATCCGCATACCTTTTCGTCTGTTGCTGACATCAGATGAGTTTTTTAAAACAATATCACAGCGCGGTGAGTTATACGTGCAGGCAAACCGGCAGTATAAGAAAGCACTGCGCGATGGTAAGACTGTAGAGCAGGCGCAAGATGAAGCGGGTATGCTGCTGCTAGATCCGCAGTATGTTGCAGAAGAATTAGATTACAAAGCAAAGTATGACACGCTGCAAAGCGATCTCGGCCAGTTCGGTAAGATTACCGGGATGGTACAGCGCCTTGACGTTTTCGGCCTTCCAGTAGGCAGAATGATCCTGCCATTTGCTACTGCGCCTACAAACGCGTTTTTGCGCACGACAGAATTTATGGGAATGAACCGCAAGGTCTACGCAGATCTTTCTGGCAAAAACGGTGCGCGAGCGCAGCAGATGGCCGCAGGGCGTTTAACTCTTGGCGCAGGCACAATGGCGGTTGTGGCAGATTATGCGATGCAGGGGCAGATTACGGGAGCGATGCCGTCTGATCCTAAAGTGCGGGAAGCTTTGCCGCCCGGATGGCAACCGTATAGCCTTGTGTTTAGAGGCGAGGATTGGCCGAAAGATCGGAACGGCGATGACATGCCGCTCTATGACGTGTATGGCAGGCCAAATGGAAAGCTGCGTTATGTAAGCTATTCTGGCTATGAACCTGTTGGCGGTATTCTTGCGGTGACTGCTAACGCAGTGCAGTTGATGCATATGACAAGAGACCCAGAGATGCGCGGCAACTTAGGGGCTGCTGCTGTTGCATCTGTGGCAGACTATTACAAAGAATTGCCAATGCTGCAGGGATTGTCGGATGTTGTCTTTGCTATAGAGTATCGTGATCCTACGCAATTAGTTAGAGGGCCAGCAGAGGCTGCAACGCCTATCGGCTTGCCAAGCCCAGTTAGTGCGTTGCAGCGAGCGCGTGGCCGCATGATAGATCCATCTGTGCTTAGGCCACGCGGTGACGTTCCATATTACACAGAAAAAGATGCATTAGAAAAAAACGAAGATGGAACGTATAAATACGCTAAAAAAGATGGAAGCCCCGATTACCGCATAGTTGGAATGCCCAAAAATGATACTGGCAATCAGTTCATTAGCCTGTTTAAAGCAATGTCAGCTTATCAATCTAAGGATAGTTTCTTCCGCGATGAGAGTGACCGCAATGCTCCAGTCTTTGACACGCTGGGCAATCAGATCGGTGCTAATGATGTTAGCCTTGCAACAAATACGTGGCTGGCTATCTTTAACAATCTTAGCGGCATTCGTATCCGCGAGGGTGAAGAGGTGCCAGACTATCAGGCAGAGCTTATGCGTTTATCTTCTATGACTAATGGCTGGCCTCTGACAAACCCGACAAGCATGGGTGGCATAAAGTTAAGCTATGGTGCTATATCTGATTTGATTGACATAAGCAAAAACAAAGAGCCGATAAGCCAGTCTCGCATAGGGCGCGTAACATTCCGCGAGGCGTTAGAAGCGATGACTACAACGACAAGCAATCCTCTTGGCCGTGCTTATGATCGGGCGTCAGATAAGGATCGTGTGTCTATGGTGCGCGCTCTAAACAAGCAATATCTTGACAAAGGCTTTAAGATTTTACTTAAAATGCCAAAATATGCTAACCTAGCGCAAGCATACGAAGACAGGCAGCGCTTAAAAAAACAAGGTGAAATAGTCAGATGACAGTATCAACAAGCACAAGCTTTAACAGTTATGCTGGTAGTGGCAGCACGACTACTTTCGCGTATGCGTTTAAAATCTTCCAAGACAGCAATCTTGTTGTAACTCTGGTTAATGATACAACCGGCGTGGAAACGACACAAACGCTGACTACAGACTATACGGTAACTGGTGCGGGCTCTGATAGTGGCGGCAACGTAGTGTTTGGCACTGCGCCTGCTCTTGGCAACACGGTTGTTATTCGTCGCGTGCTGCCGGTAACGCAAGAAACAAATTATGTGCCAAATGATCCTTTTCCTGCCGAGGCGCATGAGGATGCGCTAGATAAGCTTACAATGCTTGTGCAGCAGGAAGTTGCAAGCAGTGAACTGGCAGTGCAATTCCCAGAAGGTGACGTAGGGTCTGGCATTAACAATATCCTGCCATCTGTAGCTGATCGCGCTGGTAAGCTAATAAGTTTTGCCACAAATGGATCTGTAACTAGCCCAGCAACAACTGCCGTTCAACTTGATGCTGCTGTTAGTTCTTTTATTAATGCTACGGGAAACAACGCCAGTTCAATTCTTTATGATCCATCTGGAACTGGAGCGGTTCAGACCACCGTTCAATCAAAGTTAAGACAGACTGTTTCGGTTAAAGATTTTGGGGCTGTTGGTGATGGAACATCAGACGATACCACAGAAATACAAGCCGCTCTGACTGCCGCCTCTGGAAATAGCAACGTATATATACCGGCAGGCACTTACATCGTCAGCGGAACTATTTACATCCCAAGCAATACTTATTTCTTTGGAGATGGTAAAAGCAGTATTATCAAAATGATCGGGACTGAAGGCCGCAATACTACTGTGGTTATGACTGGCTTTAGAAATAACAAGCGTGAAAACATTGTTATTCAAGACATGCAGATTGATTTTAACCGTACCCGCTGGGCCGTTACGGGTGGCACTCAACTTACTGATGCGTTTAACGGAACTGCTGGATATAGCACCTATCAGGATAATGATGAAACAGCATTGAGCATTTGTTACTCAGAAAATGTTTTAGTAAAAAACGTCTGGGCTATTGATGGTTATAAGCACTGTATTGATGTTACGGC